CCACTTGATAGTCGCGGGCACGTATTCATAAGTAACAGTCACGCCAGTTTCTAACTTAGCGCTAATCGTTCCGCCAGGAGCGTAGTTTCGCACAAGGTAATAAGTCTTGCTGAATAAGCTGTGCGATAGCTCAATCGTTTCGATCAGCGCTTTACCGCGAGGGCGGTTTAATAGCAATTTACGTAACGCTGCGGTCATTGTCATACTAACGGAGCTCCCTCGTTTGTCGCATGCTCAAGACAGCTTATCGCAGACCAGAAATCGTCTCCGAGTGTTCCGAGCGCAATCGACACTGCTTCATTATAAGCAGTGTCGATGATTGGCTCGGCTTGCAGCGTCAGTGTGATTTCTTTATAGAACCCTAAGTTTTTAGAGCTGCTAGGCGTCTTTACAATCTGACAGACATACTCTTGGATATTAGGCGTATCGAGCGCTAACTCAGCAATAAATGGCAGCGAACCTTCGAGCAGTGTGGTGTGGTAGAAAGCCCCCCACCATAGATATTCAAGCTCATTAAGCTGATACTTAGCTGTGATGGCATAAACTCCGCTAAGTGTGTCACGCGCAACACGAGCAAAGCCGCCGCTTATGTCAGTTACGGTTGCGTTGAATGGCTCGATAGCAGAATAGCCTGACTGGCTAGGGCGCATCATCACGCCGCCGTACTGTAAGCGTGGTAGTTCGTCAGCCATTAGTGCTCCTGTTCATCTGGTAGTTAGACTGTAATGCCCCGTTACTGCTGCTGTACGGATCGGATAGTTCTGTGGCCACCCGGCCAGACAGCTGATTGTCGAGTTCTTCGCTAATGATAATTCGCACATCCGTGTCAGACAAGCGCTGAACCTGTACGCCTGCTGGCGCATTATTCTCAACGCTTACGTTCATTTGCGTCTGTGTTGCTGTCGAGCTACCTGCTACCGTTCCGCCAGAGTTGATCGCGTGTAGTGCCGCGTAGTTGCGTTTAGTAGCTGCGGCATTCACAACGTACTCGCCGTTTGATAGCTTCGCGTCTATGCTATCGCTCGTGCCCGTTCCTGCGCCAATAACCGGCCCCCCTGTAGCGTAAGCCATCTTAGTGCCGCTGATCGTACTGGCGATGCTGGCAGTACCAGCGACGACAGCTGATACGGCTGGTATTGCGGCAGGCCATCCGAGTGACCATGCGGATGAGATGCCCTGCTGTATCTTCATAATGCTATCAGCAAGTGCAAAGGCTTTACTGACTGCAAACATCGCTTTGTACGTACCTGACTGCTCGCCCGCAAACGTCTTGCTTAAGTCAGCCATCGCACCAAACATACTTGACCCGAGCTGCAAGCGCTGCGACATGTTAGCCTGTTCTTGCGCTTTGATCTTGTCGTTATACTGTTTGTTGCGTGCAGCACTTATCGCATAGTACTGCTGCTCGGTGATAGCTTTCTGGTCGAGTGCCGCTTGTAGTGTCGCTTGGTCTTGCTGGTACTTAAGCAAATCTTGTTGATCTTGTGGCATTGCTGATACGGCGATCTGCTGCGCTTCGGAGGCTAGACGTTTCTGTTCATTAGCGTCATACATGGCCGCTGCGAGAGCCCGTACCTGTTCGATCTGCTCTGGTTTGGCGTAGTCGCCTAACGATAACTCAGCTTGAGCCTGTGCAAGTTCACGAGCGTTAGTCTCAGTGACTTTAAGCTCATTGCTCATCGCAGCTTGTGATGCAACTACCGCCGCCGTTCGGCTCGCGGTGTCGCTACCGGCTGCTGACAGCCCATGTATCGCAGATATCGTTTGAGTATGAGCGTCGGCAAGCGACTTGCTTCCGATAGCAGCGAGGTTTAGCTGATCGGTCATCTGCTTGATAGTCTGATTAGCCGCTGCCGCTTGCTGTGCATCGAATATCGCTCCGGCAAGGGCTTTTATCTCGGCTACTTGTTCAGGCGTCGCGTACTTGTTGAGCTTGAGTCTAGCCTGCTCCTCTGCAAGCTCGCGACCACGTAGCGAGGCGGTCTGTAACTCTCCCGCCATGCTAGTAATAGCGGACGTGTTTTCTTTAGCGGCAGACGTCGAGTCTTTGGTTGATGACGCGAGCTCTTTAAATTTAGTGTTATTCTCGTATATTTGAGCGCCAAGTCTAGCAGCCTCTTCTCGGTCGCGAGGGTCTGCTGCCGGACTGATTTTATCGCGGGCAGCTTGTTCTGCTTTCTCTTTACCCGTTAGCTTAGATAGCTCAAGCTCTTGTCTAAGCTGGTCTAATACTTTAGCATCGTCTGGTGAGGTCTTAGGAACTGCTGACATCACATAGTTAGCGCGTTGCTGAAGTATGCGATTACCTTCACCAAGAATGTTGTTTAACTGTGACTGTATGCCGACAGCGATTCCGCTTGCACTATTGCTGTTTTCCATCAGCACATAGTTTTCACGTAACTGACCGTTTTGCTGCGCTGTGATTGCGGTTAACTTCTGCCGTGTTGCAGACAGCAGATTTTCTTTATCTTCCAGACCTGCCTGTGCGATAGCTAAGTCGTCTAGGTCAGACTGATTCGCTTTATACGTTAACCCTACTGCGTCTGACTCCGCTTTATGCTGTGCCATCGATGCTGTAAGGGCGTCAACCTTAGCTTTCTGGTCTGCGACAGCTTCGGTCTGGTCTGCGATAGTTTTATTTAAAGTCACGGCTGCTGCTGCTGCGTGGGCAGCTGTCATATTACGAAGCGATGCTGTTGACGTATCTAAGCTCTGGGCGTACTTGGCAGCTTCTTCCTTACCTTGCTGCATGTTTGAGTACACAGCATAGATCGCAATAGCCGCAAGTGTTGCCGCGCCCGCTGGCCCGCCTACAAGCGCTAATGCACCTGAAGCTCCAGACCACGCCCCTGACGCGGCTCTCGCAGCCACCGCCGCCTCGGTTGTCGCTGCTGCTTGTGCCGCCTCTGCCTGTGTGTAAGCGAGTGTCGCGGCGCGGGCGTTAGTTTTAGTCGCGATCAGTGCGTCGAGCGCTAACATCTCAGCGTTAGTGCCACGCGCTACGTTATACTCCGCCTGAGCGACAGCCACAGCACTGGTGGCTTGGTCTTTATCTGCTAGAGCTTTACGTGTCGCTGCTATTGCGGCGCTCTCGGCAGCTAACGTCGCAGCGGCTAATGCTTCGGCTTGTGTGGTTGATGCAGCAACGTTAGCTAGTGCTGCTGTTGTGCTAGCTACGATACTACCGACGGCTTTACTCGCGTACACCGCGCCTACCGCACCAGCAGCCGTTGCCAATACGTCTAGGTTATTAGCCAACGCGATCACAACGTCGCCAGATGCAGACATTGCGTTTTGTACGCTTGTGTTAGTACCTACGAATTTAGTAGCGGCATTCTCAGCAACTTGCAATTTAGAGCTAAACGTAGCCGTCATGCGGCCAAACTCGGCATCAATAGCGGCAGACTGTGAGGTTAACGCACGGATGATCACATCGGTTGTTAATGCGCCTTCACTCGCTAAGTTTTTCAGCTCGCCCCGAGCGACACCCACGCTGTCTGCAATAGCCTGCATAATGCGCGGGCCCGCTTCATTGACAGAGTTGAACTCTTCTGAGCGTAATGCCCCAGCACCGAACGCCTGCGACAGCTGGACGAGTGCACCTTGCGCCTCTGACGTCGTAGCGCCAGACACCTGCATTGCCTCGTTGATCGTAGTGACGATCTTGGTTAGCTGGTCACCCGATGTAATCGTCCCGCGCGTAGCCGACTCAAGACGTCCGTATAGCGTGGCAGTGGCTTCTAGGCCAGAGCGCGTATCTTGCGCGACATCAAATAAGCGTGAGGTAACATCTGTAAGGTTTTCCGTCGCCTTGACATTATTTACCAGTTTATTGGTTACGGTAGTCCATGCATCGGCGTACTGTGCTAACTCACGGATGGATAGTGCAGCAGCTAGCGAGCCAATAGCCGTTTTAGCGGCACTGGCAGCGCTATCGAGTTGCTCGAGGGAGCTAGTGGCAACGCGACTGTTTGACGCCACGTTGCCTGGGTTTAGTATTACGTTTATGTTGTAATCAGACACGCGGTAGCTCTCTCAACGCTTGTTCCATGCCGTCGATTATATACCGTAAGCCGTGATAAGGCACGTTGAACCGATCTGCATAAGCCATGATGCAGCTTGCAGGTATCAGGCCGTTCGGCTGGCGCTCAGGGATTAGATCCCAGAACGCATTCCAGTAGAATAAATCAGCTGGAGATATGACGGGGCGAGACTGCACGACTTTAGGAACGGGGCGGCCTCGTTTGGCGGCAGTCTTGGCGACCCAATCCAGCGAGTCGCCTTTCGTCTTATCATTCCAGAGTAATGCCGCCCTTAGAGCTTTAGGGATACTTCAAACAGCTTTGAGCCGAGACAGGCTTGCAGGATACGTGATGCAACAACCTTACCTACTTGATCGGTAGATAGTACTTCCGCTGCGGTTTCTGGTGTGTACGGTACGAGTTCGCCATCGTCATCAGCAAGCAGCCAATCGACGATCACAACGTTGGTCAGGAATGCTAGTGTATCAGGTGTCAGCTTACCCGCGAACATGTCCGTCCAGAATTGCGACTTAGCATCACGCGCCGGATGGTCTGGATTAGCTGTAGCGTATGCAGCTACACGCGCATGGTAGACCTGATTGTGCAAAGCCGCTTGACAGATAGTGACGGTAAAATCAGGGCTCAATGTGACGTCACATGTATCGGCGAGATTTAATGGGCTTAACGCTTTGGTTAGTTTCAAGATAGATGTCTCCTAGTAGATTAGTGTTAGATGGTGTCGTTACGCTTCACAGCGTTACTAACCTGAGAGCCTAGCGGTAGCGATAAGGTTAGGCTCTTGCTTTGTGTTGTGGCTGGTGCTGATCCCCAGCTTAGTGACGATAGGCGCGTGGTGTCGCCTCGTTTTACTTCTTGCCCGATATACCGTCCTCTGCTACCAGAAGGTAGCGTCACCCAGCTTCGGTCTTGCCAGCACGTTTAGGGACTTTACCATAGTACCTAGCAAGTTCTCGTTCACCTGATTAGCGCATCAGCCTGCGCATTCACAACTGTGAGCGTTATCTATCGTAAAACGTACCTGTTAGTAATACACAAGCCGCTTTCAACTGTAGATAGCACTCACAGTTATAGGCTGATTACGTCAGCCAGTCGGTTAAGTCACGACACATAGCAGCGAGCTACGCGGAGGGCAGCTAGGGTGGAGAGTTAACCCTGTACTGATTCGCCTTAACACGGTAACTTACCTGCGCCAATTACCAGGGCTAGACTCCAACCAAGAGAAGCGTAGCAAAGCATAACAGCATTACGCCGCCTAGGGCAACTACATCCCATACTGGGCGGCTCGGCTGGCCAATAAGTCGTTTCGGTGGGCGGTTAACATAATCAATCATGCTCGTGGTCCTTATACTCATCGCAACGAGTCGGGTCATATCCGCGAGGAATACTAAATGATGCGCCGAGACACGCTAGCAAGAGTAGAAACACCAAAACGAGTAACACGATCAGTAAGTATGTAGACATGGTCGTTATCTCCGACAAATAGGGTGTTTACGCACAGGACGACCATCACGTCCGATAGTATTTTGTCGTGCAAACGGTAGCAGCGCTTGACCGAGTTGTATTGTTGCTCGTACCGCTTCTGCTACTTCCGGTTCTAAGCTGGAGTAAAATTCTAGTTGCGCGTTAGCCCATACCGTAGATTTACCAGTTCTCGGCGCGCCTATCACTATAGCGTCAATATGCTTATCAAAAGGCGACGATGCTGGATTAACTGAAAAATCAACTGCCGCTACCAGTTTTGCCGCCACTTCTTCACTAACATAAAGTACGGTTGGGCGCGATCCTGTGTTTTTAAATACCGCTTCGGCGCTATCTTTAAAATGCTTGATCAACTCATCGTACACTAAATCAGGCTTCTTGGCCAATTCGTCGATTGTCGCCATGCTTATCTTAACTGTCATCTCGTTACGTCTCCACGTCGTCTTGATGAGATAAGCCTAGTCGCATTCCCGCGAACTGTCAACTATTTTAATTCTACCCGTAGCCATATCTAATTCAGGCACAACTCGACGCCCGTCAGCTAACCTAACAATACGAGGCTCGCTATACTCAATAAAATTCTTTACGCCATATACGCTCAGTATGTCGCATTCGGCACGTAAAGCCTCGTCGATATCCCAGTTATGTAAAAGCCGCATCACTGCGGCTCTGTCGTTACTCATTATACGCTGTCGGCCGGTAAATAACCGAACAGTGACAAGCCCAGACTATAGCCGAGGCGGTCAGATTTGAAGACCTCTCCGGTCGTCTTGATCTTGACTTTTTCACCTTCGGAAATATTCTTCGAGCCGTCGCCCAATGTCATCGCCGGAATATCCAGCACAAAGCCGCCATCCTGATTACGCAGACCCATAGTCATAGATACGGTTTCATTGCTCCGGATAGCCGCAAGCACTGCGCCGTTGACCATCACAGTCTCCGTATCCAAGGTCACACCGAAGTTACCCAAGTTAACAAAAGCGGCCCCCAGATTGCCCAGCACTGTTTCCCCGGACGCCCCATTGTCGATCTTAATGGTCGTATCTTTGAAATACGTATCCATGCCCAACGGATCGGACTCGACTACGCGCAGACGGCAGAAATCAGACACGGTATTAAACGCAGTCGCTTGCGTCATGTCAGACCAGCTCGCACCTGACTTACGGGTGCTGGTAGGCGCTTCGATATCCTTAGCGATGAAACCCAGCTCGATTGTGGACTTATCTTCGTTAGGGAACGCCAGCGACAGGGTATTCGCGTAAGCGTCACGCGCATACTCATACACGACGGGTGCTGTGTTGTAGCGCACTTCCATTGTGTGGCGTACTCGCTGGAAATCAGCATCGCTCACAGATACGTTACGCACGAACGAGCCGAAGAACAGTTGCAGCGTGATACTTGTGCCGATATCAGCAGCGAAAGCGGTCTGCTTGTTGCCCAGCGTCAGCAAGTGAGCGCTGATACCTTCAACCCGCGCCAAGCCGTAGTCAGCAGCTGTAGCGAACTTGAGGCCCGCAGTAGCGCCACCGATGTGGATGTGTTGACCTACCGTCAAGCCAAGCGTAGTGAAGTCCAGAACGGTGCTGGTCAAGTTACCGGCAGCATTTACGGTGATATCGCCACTTGCGGCTTGCACACCAACGATATGCAAGTCACCAGTGGTAGTCGCTTCGGCAGTCAGACCGGATACTTTGATCTCCGTTGCGGTACTTCCAGACGTAACAACTTTCAGGCCGTTATTAGCGGCTACCGCAAAGCCAGACGCATACACTAGCGTACCGGCAGCAATAGCACCACCCGATGCGACAGTATAGCCGGTGGCGGTAACACCTGACGGCTCCATACCAAACGGTGCCGCGCCTTTCCATACCGAATACAGGAAAGCATCGCCGAAATAGCGCAGCACATCCATGAACGTATCGGAAGTGAAGCCAGGTTCCGCCGTCAAGCCGGTGATCGTACCTTTACGATTATTACGATCGAGCGATAGTGGGTTCCGTGCAGTCGTGTCGATCTTTGGACTAAAGTCACTGATCTCGTTGGGCTGCATGTTCGTCCATTTAGTCGCAACGGTAGGCTCACACTCACGGCATACAGACAGCGCCGTTGCGTTAGAGTCAGCCGCCGACGAGGTAGAGCATACTGCAATTTGTGGCATACTTTGTTACTCCAAGGTATCGGATAAACGTTGCTTGAGTAAGTATCCTTCAAGCATCCAAATTTTCTCGATTGCGTTTTCGCGCGCTACTTTCTTGCCAATTTCAGCATTAAAGTTTTCAGGACTAGCACAAGCTGACTCGCCTGTTACCGTAAAGCCGTTTTTAAGCACCAATACGCAGAATGTCAGTAAGTCTAACGATAACGGGTGTTCTTCTGTGCAAGCGCTTCCCGCTGTGAAATAGTGTTCGCTGACGACGCAGCTTTCGATATGTGAAGGCGTGATACGTGGTGCTGTCGCGCCTGCTGCTACGATGTCACTCTTAATGGACATACTTTGTTACTCCTGTTTAAATACATACGACGTCAAAGTCGAAGGGTATGATAACATTTTTCTGCCACCAAGCCTCGTCTCGTCCGATATCTCTCACATACGGGCTGCGATAAAATACGCCAGCATCGTTCTGTGCTTCAAATAATCTCAATAACTGGTCGGCCACATCGTCGCCCGCCCACTCGCCAACACCTAGCGAGCTAAACACCTGAATGATAGTTGTGCCGCCACGACGTCTACGCGTAGCAACATTAGGGCCGCCAAGTGTCTGTACCCCGGCTGACGACAGTTTAATGCTAGGGCGTATCCACACGCCCTCGGTCGGCATTACGAAACCGGTCATATTTAGGTCGCCATCGTCGATACGGTCAGCCGTTACGATACCCGACGACACGATCCGGTTGTATATAGCGACTCTCGCCGTGTTGATATCCATCGGTTATAAACTCCGGTTGCGGTACTTAGCTAGCACACGTTCGATAGCGTTCTCAACGAATCCTGCGGGCGCTTGCTGCGAATACCCGTCGTTAAGGCGACCGATATATGGCACGTTGTTAGAGATCCAGATAGACTGACCGCTTAGTACGTTATATGACGCAACCTCGGAGACCCCCGATTGCTGCC